CACTTGGGTTGCAGTTCATCCATCTTGACGCCCCGCTTGCCGAAAGCAGGGCATGATCCCTTTCCTTGTGGTTTATCATATTCTCACCCCTAATTCCCTTAAATCGTTCGCAAATGCGTCATACAATTTAGGGTCAAGTTCTGTCAGTTTCGACAGATTGTATTTCCCTTTTATCAATTCAGCTACCTTTGAACCTAAATTCATTGTTGATGCCTCGTGACATCCTGCCTTAAGCTGGTCGTAGCTCCACCCCTGTGTTTCCGTTGCAGGAGCTTCTGCTTCTTTTGATACTTCTTCTTGTAGTGTTTCTTCTTTTTTCTCGGGCTCCACTTTTACATCGTTCGTCTGCCAGTCTCCTGTTTCCTGCCTTGCATATTCTTCTTCTGCAGGTACCGGCTGCATAAATTTTTCAACTTTCCCGATTATATTTCCCGCAGAGCTTGATAGGACTGCAGTGTTTCCTAAAACTTTTAACGCCTTCGAAAAATTTTCTATTATTTTTTTACTTCCTTCTTCAATTTCAAAAATTATTTTTACTTCCATTATTCGTTCCCTCCGTTGTTTTTGTTATATTCTTCAGCAGATATCCATTCGATGTTGTCAAATGCGAACTCCACCATTTTGGTTATCACATCCACTTTGCTCCATCCTGTCTCATTTGACACGATGTCAAGCAGACTATGGGTGCTTGACCTTATTCTGATAGGTACTCCGTAATCCTTTTCATTTTTTATTATTTTCTTCGGTAATCTGAGTTTTTCCATCTGTCCTCCTATTCTCTTAATGCAAGTGGCATCAGCAGATACACCCACCTGATGTCTGTTTCGCCTCTTACAAGCACCACATTTCTTTCGTTCGACATTTCCATGACAGTTAGGCTGTGTTTAGATTTGCTTAAATAATCTATCAAAAATTTGACGTTCAGTGAGATTTTCAAGTATTCTCCTGTATGTATTGTGTATATTTTCTCCCTAAATTCGCTAAACTCATTTGATGCTTTTACTGTCAGACTGCCTTCGCTAAAATCACTGAAATCAAATATACCTCCGTTTTTTGCATCCTTATTATTCTTTGCAACGAGAATAGCTTTTTTAAGTGTCGCAAGGAAAACTTTAGTGTTAAGCATTACTTTTTTATCGTTTTTTAGTCCCTTGATTATCGTTTTATAATCAGGAAACGAAAGCTTAACCGGTTCTGTCCGTATGTTGACGCTTCCAAGTCTGAAATTAATCTTCCCACTGATATCCGTCATTACTAATACTGTTTCTTCAACCCCTTGTATTTTTGACTTCAGGGCTTTGATTAGCCCTTTCACTGCCTTCAGGGGGATACTGACAGATAAAGACCCCTGAGATTCCGTTATCTCTGTTTCGCACATGGCCAGTCTGTAAGTATCTGTTCCTACAGCTGTCAGTTTATTTTCTTCCGTTTCCAGTCTCACACAGTTTACCGCGAAGTTCTCGGGGTCACATGATGCTGAGAATTCCACTTTTTCTAAAGCTTCTTTAAGTTCCATTCTTTTTATTTTAAAATTTAATGATTCCACGATATCCTCTTTAAATCCCGGATTGTACTCGTGTAAAGGGATTTCAGAAGTGTAATTCTTTGCCATGATTTTTATTTTGTAATCGTAAGCTTTGATTAATATCTCTGTGTCGGGAGCCTGTTTTAATGCAGTCTTGAACATCTTACAAGGTATGGCCACCTTTCCTTCTTCCTCTACATGCCCGTTAATTCTGACTTTCGCACATGTCTCAGAGTCAGAAGTGAAGATTTCAATTCTGTTAATTCCGTCTGTCCTGATATGTACAAGCTTAAGATGTTCCATGCATGCCCTCTCGGTGCTTATGAAATTCTCGGCCACTTCGACTGCACCGAGGAGTTCCTTTTTCATTATCTTTAATTCCATATTGATTTTTCCTTTCGTTAGTGCTATACTTCAATTAATGTATTTTGAAAATCAGTCGATATTGCCAGTATCGGCTTTTTCTTTTATATCTTTAAAATCTATTTCGGCAATCAGGGTTCCGTCAGATGCCAGCCATACATCATGAATTTTAGTAACTTTTATTTTCCTGATTTCTCCGTCAACACCTCCTTCAATTTCCTTGATTTCTCCAACCCCAAGTCTGTTTTCCACAACCCTGAGTACAATAGCGTTCATTCTGAAACTCATTTAAATCGCCTCCTTTCCATATTTGTAAAGTTCATCCAGGATCATATAATAATCCTCTTCCGTTTCGTAGTAAATTCCTTCAATTTCGGGCATTTTTAGTCACTCTCCTTTCTTAATTTTGTAGACTTTATTCATTACTTTGACTACATTTAAACCTGTTTTTGTGAGTTCCGAGTTTTCGGAAATCAGTTTCTTCCTGTTCAGCATCAGCAGTTCCGCTTTTGATACGAGTAAGAGGTTGTCAATGCTGAGGTTCAGCTTGTTTCCATCGGCAAATATGATGGAATGTTTCTCCGGAATAGGCCCGTTTGCTTCTACCCATATGAGCTTATGCTTGTACTCCCACACGTCAGGCTCCGCTATTTTTGTTTTAACGTATCCGTCCGTGGTTATCGCATCCTCGCCAACTTTCATTTTATTGTGAGGGGTAGCCCCTTTTCTGAACGTTGTTCTGTTACCTGTTCCAGGAAACTTTTTCCCTTTATTATACGGGACATGTCCCTTTTCAAAACGACCTGTAAGGCCAGTTGAAATTCTATGATTTTTCAATGTTTCCTTAAGTTTTTTCGTATTTATTTGGAAATCAAATTTTTTGTTGAACATTTCGACAATTTCATGATAATGTCTTCCGGGAGTTACTTTTCTTATAAAATCAAGCTCCTCTTTGGTATAACGTTTTACTTTTTTATCCACTTGTTACCCCTCCAGCATCTTCGGGAGCTGCAGATCGGCATTCAGCCCTTCTTCCTTAAGCTTTACTGCCCTCAGGACAGTATTGGCGTTGTCGATTATTGTTGATGCGATTTTTACAACCGCCTCCGACCTTGCCACCTCCACGTTCAACTTTTCCTGTGTCATTTCCTCATCGCCTAATCTTTCCAGTTGTGCAAAGAGGTGATTGTTAAGGTCTTTCAAAGTGTTCTGCATATTCTTGCCTCCTTTCAGATTAATCTTCCCATTTGGTCTCTTTGAAGTGCATGAAAGTGATTATTAACAGAACAGCCCAAAGGCAGTAGACAACCCCTGCTACAACAAAATCCTCTTTGAATGATTTCGTCTGATTCAGGATTGACGCTGTCATAAAAATTCCGTACCACACGAGTGCTTTTTTAGTTTTCATTGTCATTTTCCATCTCTCCTTTTTTAATCATATCCGCCGCAATGTTATTTGCCAGCGAATATACCAATCTCGTCACGTCGTCCCCGTTCACGATTATGACAGGGAAGTTACCATATTTCATGTAGTGCTCCACAGCCAATGCAGGAATGTGGTAGTCCCATCCGCCCCTTGGTTTTGAGGGGGTAGGCGGTACTGTCTGAATCGCTGTTCCGAACTTATATCCTCCTCGCTGGAGTCCGATTCTTACCAGCTGTATTGATTTGTTAATGCGTTCAGAGCATTCTTTTACGGTTAGAGTATTGTTTTTCATATTTCCAAGGTCCTTTCGTTTCGATTTTTATCCTTTCAGGGTATAATAATTCTGAAAGGAGGTGTTTCTGCATGAGCAAGAAACTGAATGACACTTTGATGTATCTAAATTCTGATTATTCTATCAAGACTATTGATATGGAGCCCTGTATTTATAGAAAAATTTCAGATAGATACGATATTGAAGTATCGGGATTAGATAATTCATCAAAAAGATTTTCTGCAGATGTTTATGTCTGGGACATATCTAACGGAGACGGAATCGGAGCCACAACTGTTGAGAATATTCATGATATAAAATCTGCAGACGAGCTTAAATCTGTACTTGATTCTCTTTTTGTGAAATATTATTCAATGAAATAGTATTCAGGATTAAAGTTAAATCATCTCTTGTGAGCTTTTTGTCTTCTACGAGTTGGTTTAACTTTTTCTCATTTTCTGACGACCCAATTATTTTAAATCTACGCCATATATTTTCCATTTCTTAATCACCTCACTTTCTTGTCCAATCAGTTTTCGTATTTTCCGAAAGAAGATTTTAAAAAAAATATTTCAAATATATCTTTTTTGTCAATTTTTAGTAAACTCACAATTTTTAAAATCTCACTCCTACTAAATTCAGCTTTATTATTTAATTTAGCACTTAAAGTAGAACCTGCCATGCCTAATTTAGAGCAGAAATTTAATTCGGTCCCAAATACTTCTTTTATTTTACCTCTTAATTTACTGTTATCAAATTCCATAAAATCCACCTCTTTTCTTTTCGTATTTTACGAAATAATTATAACCTAAGTTTTTTTGAAAGTCAAGAACTTTTTTCGGTATTTACGATTTTTTTTTATTTTATTTGATTTTTTGTTGTAATTTCCGAAAAAATGAGGTATACTATTAATACCAAAATTAAAGGAGAAATAATTATGTCAAATAAAGAAAATATCGTTGATTTTGGGACGCGTTTAAAAGAAGCCCTAAAAAGAAATCAAATGAGCCAATCAAAACTTTCTGAGCTTACAGGTATCAGCAACGCGGCTATCAGCGAATATATATCAGGAAAATACGAACCTAGTAGAAGTCGAATATCTGAATTTTCAGATATATTAAAAGTAAATGAAGTGTGGCTAATGGGATATGACGTCCCAATGGAAAAAGAAGCATTGAAAAAAGAAGCTCAAAAATCAAAAACGGATGAGATTGTTCTCACATCTGAACAGGAGGCAGAGCTACAGTATATCATTGAGCATAATATGCTATTCTTCAAACGTAATAAAATGGATGAGGATGATGCTAAGAAACTGGCTGATATTTTAAGAGAATTCTATATCGAAACATTAGAGCAGAAATAAAATTTTAACGGGAGAGAAGAAGATCAATGAAGAAAAAGGAAATTTTTGAACTTGCCAAAAAGCTCGCAACGGAATACCGCTCCGACCCGAAAAAATTGGCGAAAGAACTCGGAATTGTGGTGAAATATCGTTCTTTTAACAATCATTCAGGAAGCTGCATAAGAATGAATGGTAAGCAGCTAATAGTAATCAATAGCAAAATGTCCGAATTGAAACAGCTATTTGTTTTGGCACATGAAATTGCCCATCTTTTATTGCACCCTTACGAGGCTACCATCATAAGATATTTCAGTTTTTCTGAATCCAAAGTAGAATTTGAAGCTAATTATTTTGCAGTGGTATTTTTCAGTGAGTCAGAAATAGAATTTGAAGAAGATGAAGAAATAAAACAATTAGTCAATAACATTATATTATATTATAAAGGAGTGATTCAATGAAAAAAGTATTATTGTTTTTAATTCTATGTGTTGTATCTTTTGCAACGCTAACGCATAAAGAAGTTACAACAGGAGAGTACAAAGGGTTTAACAAGATATCGGGATTTACCGATAGCGATAAATTCGATGCTTATGTGAAAGTAGTTCGGAAAGGGAATATGGTATATAACGATATTAAAATTATCCCTAATTATAAAAAAGTGGATCTTAAAGAAAAACTTTCAATCAATTATAAAGGAAAAAATATAACCCATACGCGCAAGGAATGGTATGACTTAATAAGTAACACAGCAGCAGGAAATGAATTTGGTCTGTCTGTAATTGAAAGAAATTTCCCTGATTTATTTAAAGATTTTGAGGATAATAATATATTTGCTTATGAGTATGAAATAAATCGATATATAAGAGATGAACTCGAATTATCAGCCCCAAATGAGCCAGTATCAGAAATTAAGAAAAATGATAGTTTCTGTAATGACCCAAATATATCTGCAAAAGACAGAAAATTATGTAACGCGGTATCAGAACAAGAGCATTTGGAAAAAATGTCGGAACCTGTTAAGACAAAAAATAATGATAAAACGGATAAACTTGAAAAAGCAGCCAACTTTCTTTTAAAGATAATTCCGTTTTAAATCTAAATAAAAAGGCCCTGCGACCAACAGGACCTTGAAAATATGTGTGATATACACGACATACTCTAACCAGTATTAAGTATATCACACAAACCTTTAAAATACAATACAAGGAGTGTGATTTTTTTATGAGAAAACCAAATGGTTACGGAACAGTAGCGAAATTAAGTGGAAAAAGGAGAAGACCGTTTGCGGTAAGAATTACCGCAGGATATACTGATGAAGGGAAACAGATATATAAGTACCTCGGATATTATGCTACAAGGAAAGAGGCAGAATATCAGCTTTCACTTTACAATGCGAATCCTTATGACATTAATCTGAAAAATCTAACTTTTAAGGATATCTATAAAAGATTTTATGATGTGAAGAAAAATACTGGAACAAGCGAAAAAAGACTGAAAGCATACGAATCGTTCTTTAAGAAACTTGTACCGCTTCACAATATTAAAATGATAGACATTAAAACTCCGCATCTGCAGACATTATTTGACACATTTACTGAATTTTCTCCGCTATATGTCCGTGAAATCAAGTCTTTTACAGGCTTTATTTACAAGTACGCGATGGAAATTGACGTGCTTGACAAGGATTATACGAAGTTTCTTAAACTTAGAAAATTTAAGAAACAGAGAAAAAACAGTATATTTACTGCAGAAGAACAGCAGAAATTGTGGGATAACATCGAAAGCGTTCCAGGAACAGATATTCTATTAATATTAATTTACACAGGTTTCAGGGTAAATGAACTGTTATCTGTGAAAAAAGAAAAAATAGATCTGGAAAACTGGACTGTGACATCAGGATCTAAAACAGATGCAGGAAAGGAAAGAGTAGTTCCGATACATCACAGGATACAGCCCTTGATTATCAGATATATGCAGACAGATGGAGAGTATCTTATTCCGAACCACAACTTTAAATCTCATATGAACTATTCCAGTTTCAGAAGATATTTTTCCCAGATTCTTGAAAAACTGGAAATGGAACATACGATACATGACACAAGATACACATTCATTACATCTCTGAGAGAAGTGACTGACAACAACGCCGCTATTACAAGCATTGTCGGACACACTAATATACAGATGACGGATAAATATACTTTAACTAATATACAAAAAATGAGACAGGAAATAGACAAAATAAATTAATTTCCTGCCTCCTCAATGGAGTATTTTTTTGTATATTCTGTGTATATTATAGGTTAAATTTTTGATGTTCTCACACAACATTTTAATTTTAATTTAACTAATTAAAATACATAGAACACAGTAAAATCAATACTTTCAAATACTCCGCGATTAAAATATTAAACTGTAACCAGTCTTTACATTACACTTTGCTACTATTAATACAAGGTCTATCTGGATAAAAAGAAACATTAATTCC